TAATGTCTCGGAATCGTCTCTGCCGGTTGAAATACTCATCAACTGTATTTCCGAGCGAAAAACCGAAATCTCTGGAAAGAGTTATCATGTTGCCTTTTGCTCCGCAGGAAGCACGCAGGCACTTAAACTGGCCGGTCCGGAGATTAATCGCGAAGGTGTCCTTGTCGTTCGTCTTGTTCCGGCAATATGGGCAATACTTAAATTGCAGCTCATCACCACGCTGCTGATATTTGATATGCTGTTCCTGTCCGAAGCGTTTAGCATCTTCGGGATCGAAGTTGTAAATGTTCAATCGTATCCCCATCCTTCTTCTTCGTCAGCGTCATCATTTTCCACAAGAGACGGAGGCTTATATTCTTCTTCTTTCTTTTTAATGTATTCCTCATTATTCCTCATTCTTGTTTGTTTCCTTGAGTGTCCCTTGAGTGTTCCCTGAGTGTTCCTTGAGTGTTCCTTGGCTGTCCCTTTTGTATCTTCCTGACCCTGATAAAACCCATAGTTTACAACGTTTATAAGGGTTTTTTTACTGTCCCTTTTTTGTGAAATCATACCTGTTTCTTCTAATACATATAGGAAGTCAGAAACCTTGTGAATACTCCATCCCCATCGGTCGGCCAGCTTGCGGAGACTTGTGATTCTGGATCCGCGACTAACGGTTATAATTTTCCCGTTGAACATAACCTCTCTGTCTTTGTGATTCATCATCATGAGAAGGTCTGTCCACGCCTGCCCTTTTGAAAAAGGCTTATCATCCCATAACCAGTGATCGCGGACATCTCTGTAAAGTTTGATATATCCTTTATCCGTACTCACCTCGTTCCAGCCTTTCCTTCATGTCCCGATACAGTATTTCTTTTATCAGTGCTCCAGACGTTTCGGCCTTGCAGAAAACAGGACGGAGATTATAGCGGACGGTCCATGCCGTGAGCGATGCCAGGAACGCATTAGGAAGGAACCGGCTCCGGTAGCGGTGATTAATGATTGCCTCATAACTGCCATTCTCAATCAGCAGATAGACAATACTGCCGGCTTCCGCAGCTCTTTCCATTTCTCTTCGGAACCTGTCCCGGCTCCGTGTAAAGCACATTGCCAGTTCGTCCAATGACATCTTCCGTTCTATAACGCAGGCCGGCTTTATGGACCGGCCCGTGTCATAGATGGCGGAATCATTAAGGGTAATCGAACCGCAGTAATCTCCGTAGTTTAACGTTGCTCTCTGGTACGGAACGCCGAAGGACTTATATCTTTCGATTGCCTTCGGTGTCCGCTGTTCTCTGTTGTCCACAAGAATCTGAAACGTGCTAAGCGCGTCCATTATCTCGAAATGGTCCATAGCGCTTAGAACGGAGGCGTTTCATCGTCATCGGCTTCCACGAATCCGCTTGTGTCCTCCGCGGGCGCAGCGCTGGAAGTATTGCGACCGCTTCCGATCAGTCTGTCATTCGGGAGCTTGCCGACCCTGCCCTTGCGGACATCTTCGGCAACACAGGTCCATCCTGCTTTCGGAATGATATGATCATATACAGTGCCGTTCTTCTGACTCTGCTTGTTGTAGAATTTCGCGCCGATGATCTTGCCTTTAAGGGGTTTCAGATCGCCGGAGAAGATAAAGCCGTTGTTGGAATCCTCAAGGTCTGCAAAGAAGCTGTTCCAGTAATCCCAGATGTACTGCTCGCACCCGTCTTCCGGGATGTTCAGCGTGAAAACGGCGTCATAAGGCCATTGCTTGTCCTCTCTGGTGTTGTTGTCGAACTGGTTCTGATAGAAACCGGCGTATTCGCCTTCGGCAATGTCAAAGGCAAGCCGGACACATCTGTCTCCGCTTCCCCATTTATCTTCTCTGGCGCCAAGGATTTTGATAACGTAAGCCCCTTTGGGGAGCTGCTGGAAGTTGGTGGATTTGCGTTTGGATTTGTCGTATGTAGGTAATGCCATAGTGTTAGTCCTCCTTAAATTGCGTCTTTTTCTAATTTCTCAATAAACTCTTCTTCTGAAAGCGGAACGTGTAAGCCGGAAAGAATACTTCCGTCAATAGTAAATTCAATCTGTCCCGACAGCTTTTCATCTCGAATTTTTTTGATGCGTTTTGCGACACAAATTTTTTCTTGTGCGCTTATGTTTGCGTTTTCAAGCATCTGCTGGAGATAATCAATATCTTCGCACCTGTCTAAATTGACAAATTTGCCGGTTCTTACTGAGCGATAACCGCGATTGTAAAGTCTTTGCTGAATAACCTGAGCCAGACCTACATCGGTTAAATAATCCGAATCATCATTGATTCCGCCAATCTCAACATGCGATAAAACTCTGTTTTTAATGGTTTCTGTTTTGATTACGTGCTTACCGTTGGTTTCCATTTCTGTCTCGATATTTCCGATAGAAAAATCGACAACATAAGAAATATTCTTTATTAAGTACATACCTCACTATAAATGGCTGATAGTTTTTTGATCCATCTTGTAAGTGCAGCTTTTAGCTGTTCGGAACGCTCTTCTTCGAGATTTTCAACCATGATTTCAAGATTGATTTCTCCGTCTGAAATCGCTCCGGCGATAGCGTCGATTCCCTTTCCCATCTTGAGAAGTCGGCTCCATGTTTCCGCCGCAATCTCTTTCTGGTCATCTTTATCGCGGATTGTCTCGCTGAATGAAACGACTTTGCTTTCCTGTTTTTTGGCTTCAAAATCTTCGTGGCGCTCCCTGATTTCGTTCATGTATTCTGTTTGTAATTGCTTTGGCGATTTATCAACTTTGTCAGTCACAATGTTGTAGGCTTTATTGATTGATATTTCGCCAGATTTTGCCTGCTGTCTTACCAGTTCATTTCCGCTGTTTTCGATAGCCTCGACCTTGCGAATAGTATCCTTGCCAACGTTGGCAATCTTTCCAAGTTCAGCATCTGTACGCCCACCTTCGTCTGATTTCAGACCAAGGGCCTGCCGTTCTTTTGCTTTTGCCTGAATTATCGGTTTCAGCTTCAATGCCAGAACGCTCCGGTCATAAGACGAAAGATTGCGCCGACCGAATTGGTTAAGGATAATCCACCTGATAACGTCCTTCCTTAAGTCGAATGTCATCCGCTTAATCTGGAAAGGTATTCCGGCATGCTTTATAGAAATCTCAAAGCGGTTATGACCATCAATGAGGATGTCATCCCCATTCGGAACGTGCCAGACCACAAGCGGGTCACGGATTCCGTCCCTAACGATATTCTCTTCAAGCTGCGAATATTCATCTGGTGACAATGGCGGAATTAAACTCTTAAATTCATCGTCTACAATGATGCTCATCAGTAATCCTCCAGCGCCTTAATCACAATCATAATGTCGTTGTCGCACTCGTCCGTCTGGAATGCTCCCAAAGGCACTTTGCAGGTACTTCCGTCCGCACTCAGGATAAACTTGTACTTGCCATCCTGCCGGACTGCCCAGACCACAGTTGTCATTTTTGATTCCAGGACCAGCTTCTCCAGCTTCCTGCCGTTGGTCTTGATCCTTGTCCTAATGATTCCATTGTCATCGGAAATCGTTTCGGAATGGCAGAGGATGATAACTGTTAAGTCATCCCGAAGCGTCAGGGCCTTGTTGATAAGCGCCCAGCCGTTCTGCGCCAGATCACTCCATGCGCTTCGCTTGTCTCCGCTCTGCATAGCCAGGATCCGCATTTCTTCCGCTACCATAAGGCCATTGAGCGTATCAATAACCAGATATTTGATTTTCTGGAAATCCTTCTCCTTGTTGACCTTGTCCATCATCTGGGACGTTACGGAAAAGCTGTCAGAGCATACATAGTTCTTATTCGCTACGCTGTACTGCTTGCGCCATCCTTTCCAGTTAAGCCCCTTCTTGTCGCAGTCACAGTACAGTGTTTTGTCTGGCGGAAGATTCCGCATGGCGGTCGTCTTACCGCTTCCGCTCTCTCCCATGCATCCTATAACCTTCGCCAAAATGTGCCTCCTTTCTTATTTGATCCTGAGCGATTCGCCCCTTTCAGCGATATAGCCGTAAGTTGTATCCCCCTTCTCCGTAACTGCTCTGATTGCCTCAATATTCGGCTTACGCTCCACCAGATTGTCCGGCAGGGTATCGGGATTGTCCCATGTAAGCACGAATGGAGCCTTACCGCCATTCTTCTGGATCGCCACCGTGAACCGCTTTCCGTTTACCTTACGGATGCCGGTCTGAAGCATACTCTCATACATGGCCTTCTTCATACGGTTGATGTTGTTGCGGATGACCTTTGCCTTACCAGCCATGCGGTCAGATTCTTCCTTGTAGGCGGTCGCTTCGGCTTCCAGCGTCCGGATCACAGCCGCATAGCCGTCAATCTTGTCTTCGTAAAGGCCCTCGATGCTCTCCATACTGTCCCGAAGCGCATCATCGGAAACGTCGTCTTCCATCATTTCCTGCAGCTCCAGATAGTCAGCAGTTAAATCGTACAGCGTCATTCGGTATCACCTCCGTCCCGGCGAAACTCGTATTTGTATCCTCTTGTTGTAATATCGCCATCTCTAAAGACATTGCGTTCTACACCCTTATAGGTCTTCTTCCCGCTGTCCTTCCGCACGTCATAGTTGTTGACGTCTACGGAAAATATGCCGTGCCGGCTGTCGATGTCGATGTGAATACCTACTTCGTGTTCTTTTGACAGCTTCCTCAGAGCACCTTCCAGATAGGAAAACTCTCTGGTAATGTCCACCCATGCGTCAGGGATTTTTACATTGTCAATGTTCATTTAATCTTCCTCCATATTCTCGATCGCGTTTTTAATCTGCATCTGTGCATACTTCATGTATCCATCCGCCTCTTCCTGCGCATCCATGGCAGAAGAAAGATTGTTGTATGCGTTCCTCTGGGATGGCCCGCCATTTACATAGCTGATATCTTCCTGGATAAATTCCAGATTCAAACGGAGGGAATAGAGCCGGTTCTGGATGTCTGTGACATCTTTCAGAAGCTCGTTCAGATATTTAATCCTGTCCACCTCTTTCCTCCTTCCCCTTCTGGATGATAAAGGCGTGTACCTCGTCTTCTGTCCATCCGCCGTACTCTTTTCCGATGTGCTCATAAGTCTCCCCGGCTTCCCGTCTGGCCCGGAGGTCTGCGATGTCCAAAGGCCGCTTGCCGTCCGTCTGGACAGGCTCAGCAGGCTTTTCTGCAGGCTTCTGTTCAGCGTCCTTTTTCAGGCGGTATCCGATTGTGACATCGGCAACGCCGTACTTCTTAGCAATCTTCACATTGGACCAGCCTTCTGCCTTCAGCTTCCTGATTTCATCCATGGGCAGGTCCACCTTTTTGCCCTGCTGTGTCTTCCTGCCACCTTTGGAACACTGCTCCGGGGTGGACTGTCGGGGTATCACTTTTTCTTCCTCCTTCGCTACGTCCTCTACGACCTCCTGAATCTCTTCTGCATCGCCCTTGCTGATGGCGCCCGCCTTCTGCGCGTCCTGCAGAGCCTCCGTAGCAGCGCAGACGCTGCAGATTTTCATGCTCTCATCGCGCCGGGAGACAGCAGGCGTTTCAAAGAACTGCCGTCCGCAGACCGGGCAGATGTGTGC